TATTACACCGTGTTTCCAAGTACAGAAATGAGCTTTCTCTTTTCTGTAGTACTCTCTGTATGCTTCTACAGGATCATCTCTATGAAGTTCTGTATTAGTTATTGCCTGTACAAATTCTGTTCTACATGGTTGTTCAAATTCACAATATTGTAACTGTGCTTCATATACTGAAACAAGTCCTTCTTGTTTATGTGTCTTACCATAGCGAGCTGTATACTCATAACACAAAGCTCTCATATGTCTTACTAACCACATAGCGTTTTGTTTAGATGCTCTAGCCCATAATGTGCAAGGATGTTTTGCATGAGCTTTTGGATAGCCTGGTAGGCCAAATTGTTCAATCACTGGTCCATTACCACCTTTGTGTTCATCTTTATATTGATAATCTAATACAGCAGATAACATTTGTGCTGATTCTAATATCATTTTAACTACATGCTTATCACACATCATGTATGCAGCAGTCTTAGGGTCTCTATCTAATACAAATATATTCATTGTGCCTCCTGAATATAATATACTAAATTATGTTATAAAGGTCAACCGTTTATTCGTACTGATGTGTTAGATAATCCTGTACTCTTTAATCTATAGATATGATACAATTTAAATCTAAATGATACTTGAGCTTCTATGTATTCTATATCACTACTTCTTGCATCAAATTGCATATCTGATAATGATGTTGGAAAACAATCTTCAAATGTTACAGTTAGGTTTGGTTGTGAGGCTGAATTCAATACAGTTAATGATGCATCACTTACTGAACCCTCACCTAATGTTCTTCCTGTTCTTTGAACAGTTCTTGGTCCTGTTAAACTTTGTAGTCCACTTTTATTATATACTTGCTTTGCTTGATTGAATCCTTCTGGAAAACCTAAGTACTGCATCCAATTATATAACTCAATATAATTTTCCATATCTTCATCTACTTTAAATGTAACTGCCATCTCACCATATGTGATATGATCACCAGGTGTTGGTATGATATGGAATGGAGTGTTTAAAGGTGTCTCACCTAATTGTACACCGGGCATGTTAACAGCTTGGACAAAATAATTAACATGAGGTAATTTCTGTATGTTAAAATTAAATCCTACCGGTGATAGAAATTGTGGGTTGTCTGGTTGGTTTGTTATAGCTGCCATAATATCTCCTACTACTATTTATACAAAAAAAGGGGGCCGTGAGAAGCCCCCTTCGTTTGAATAGTATTACTAACGACTTAACTATTACATTAAGTTATTAACAACCACTTTTCTGTAGTACTCATTAGAGTCTGCTGCAAGTGCACCTGTAGCTGCTAGAGCTGTAGTTCCTCTTGCAAATGGATTTTCTACTACGCCGTAACGAGTTTTGAATCCAATTTTTGGTTGGAATGTATCTTCTCCAACTGCTCTTACCATCTGTAATGGTACATATGGACAGTAGAACAAGCCAGCATCAAAAGCACTTGAGCCTTTGTAACCAACAGTCATATAGTTGTCTCCTGCATATGGATCAACGTATACTCTGGTTCTACCATTAAGAACTCCTGCAAAGGTGCTCCCTGTATCATCAACAGCTAGGTTATTTGAGTTAAGAGCTGGTGTGTAGTCTAGGACACCTGCCATTTGTAATGCTGATGCAACATCAGATCTACAAATAACTATGTTACCTTTACCACGCCTTGTCCCTCTTGCTATCGCATTTGCTTCTCTTTCGATTGCAAACATTAAGCCTTTGAACTTTTCAACCATCCAACGACCGTTTGAGTCAGTGTCAAGGTCAAATTTACCAGCAGTAGTTGTTCCTTCTTGTGCTCCAACTTTAGCAATTGTACCAACAGTTCTTACTAACTCTCTGTTGATCTCAGCTAAAATTTCAGTTGAAAGGATGTTAGCTAATTCAGTTTCAGCATCTAAGCCGTGAATTGCTTTAAGGTCTTGTGCTAATTCCATTGTGTATTCAGCTTTTAAAGCACGTGACAATGCTGTCACAGCAATCTTTTCAATACTGAATGCCATTTCTGGAATTGCATTGGCAGCACCATCACCCAAGCGCTCAGCTTGTGCTGTGGTCATACCAGACATAAAGTTGTACAATTCTAAGTTAGATTTTGTTGAATTTAAATAACCATCAGCAGGTGAATCACCTAAGTTTCTAGCTGCATCACCGATTGCTGTATTAGCATGGTCATCTTTATCCAATGCGAATGCTGTATTAGATTCGTTATAGAATGTTTCTGTACCTGACTGAGTAGAGTATCTTGAACGCATTGCAAAGATAAGTCCGGTTGGACCTGTCATTGGTTGTACGCCCATGATGTCATAAGCTACTAAGTTAGGCATTGCTCTACGTACTAAACTAATTAGTACTGGATCATATATGTCAACGGCTCCATCACTTGCTGTACTAGAAGAAGCACCCATGGCATTAGCCGGGGCTGCCTCAAGTAGGCTTTGAGGAGCAAAGTTGTTCTGCTCGCGTAAAGCAGTTTCAGTATTTTCAAGAACAGCTGCTGTTACTGAGCGTCTTAATGGATCTGATATTTCTGGTAGATCACCGTGCTCAAGTATAGGCTGCCACTTCTTGACTAGCTCTTCATTTAATTGCATTTGGTTTCCCTCCTTGGGTCTTTGTTGTTATTTACGAACACTTCTAGATATTGCTTGTGAATAAGCAGCCATTGAACCAGTTTGCACAGGCTCTTCTGAATCAATCTCAACAGGGTCACTGTTAAGGTCTTCAGCTTCAGTTTTAGCTGTTTTTCCATTAAAGTAATGTTCTTTTAATAAATCTATTTTTGATTTAAATTCTTCATTGCTATCATATTCAATACCTTCAGAAAGTTTAGAAAGTTTGTCAACCTGTGTCATAGTTAAGCCATCACATGCTTCTGAAAAAGTTTTAAACTTTTGTAACTCATCAGCATCTTTTTTGACTTCTATAGTTTTGTTAACTTGCTCTTCTAACTTACCTTCAAGTTCTTGTGTTTGCTTTTCTAATTCTGCAACAAGATCAACTTTGTCTTCTGGTACAGCAATGTAGTTTTCTGTAAACAGATTTTTAATCCCATTCATGAATGTTTCAGCAACTTCGACTTTAAGTGCATTTTCAATTGCAACTTCGTTCTCTTTCATCCACTCTTCAGTGACGTAATCAAGATACTCGTCGACACGGTCAGTTAACTCTTTGCGGAATGATTCTTTATCCTCTTCGAGTTTTTGACTGAATTCTTCTTGCATGTGGGCATGAAGCTCAACTAATTTAGTATTAACTGTTGCTTCAAATACGGTAGTAGCCTTACTGCGGAAGTCTTCTGATAGTTCATCACCATCAAAAATTTCACCAACTGCTTCAGCTGCACCTGTTGGGCTTAGCTTTGGCATTGGATCTCTACCTGTTGATTGTGACTTACTTGCTGGTAATTTATTTTTACCATAAGTATTCACTTCACCAGATAACTTCATCAGAGTGTCTTTACTCATATTATTCATTTTGCCCATGACTTGTGAGATCAGCGCAGCTTTAGACACAGATGCTTTTTGTGCATCAGCAGGAGGAGTTGAATCCCCTTGAGATTTATCAGCACCTCTTGAAGTACTACCAGTACTTGTAGGCTCAGGAATTTCAGCTCCTTTAACTACTTCGCCACCAGTATTGTCTGCTTTGAACTCTTGCAGCTGCTGATCTTCTGTCTTGCTGGCCTCTAGTAAGTCGTCGTCCTTTACTTCAACTTCGACTTCTTTAGATTTTTCTTTGGCCATCTTCTGGACTCCTTGTTAAATTTAACGGATATTATCCTATTATAGTATATTTATAATTACAAACTACGCAAAAATTTATTGAACAGATTATACTTCTGTTCGTCTAATTCTCTTGCGCTCTTTGTTCCAACGGATTTAATTTCGTCAACCACTTGTACACTCCTAAAGCTCCTAGAAGCTGCGTCGTATACCCATTCCATACCTTCCATTACACCATTCACAAATGCGTCTGGTGCTGAAGGATCTGCTACAATGTCTGCAGCAGTAGATAACATAAAGTCTGATTGTACTTCTTGAGCACCATTACGCTCACGTATTGTTCCCATACCTCTGGAACTAACACCTAGCTGTGCTCCTTCATCAATTAGATTTTTTACTATGTTACCATATGGTGTATCTAAAACCTTCGCACGGCCTACAAAATTCGATCCGTCAGGTTTTAATTCTTTTATCATATGAGATACTCTTTCTAAGTTAATAGTAGGACCTTGTGGGTGTCCAAGTTCTCCATATGCTTTATTCTTTTGAATGTATTCTTTGTCATATCTAGTAGCTTCTTTAGCTAATACCTCATTAGGATATACTCTACCATTACGGTTTTTAAGATTACCCTGCATGAATACACCTTCAATGAAATAATTTTTCTTACCACTCTTCTCATCTTCTTCAAAGATATAATTAACTTTTTCGTTTAGTTCTGTAATAAGTTTCATTAGTTTATCCTAAGCTGCACTGTGGTTAGATGTTTTTTGTAATTCTATTATTGCTGTACTGTTTGCATCTGAGAATGTTACATTAATAGCTTGATCATTATTTGCACTAAGTGCAATACCAGCTTCTTTAAGGTTCCAATCAAATGTTGCTTCAGAGTCACTAATAAACACAACTGTTGTGTTACGTTTAATTGATAATGTACCAGCTCCACTATACCATATACGAGTAATGTCTGCAGCAGTAACAGTCTCACCACCTGTTGCTAAATTAGCAAGTGATTTGTTTACAACACTAGTACCACCTGACTTATAAAGTAATACTACTCTACCACCACCAACGGCTAATTGATTTGTTAATTCTACAGCTGCCATTTATTATTCTCCTTGCAAATTAGTAGCAAAAGTAATTAGAGCTTGAAGACCTTCACGAGTTTTCATTCTTTCCATAAACTCTTCTTTGTTTGCATCATTCAATGTTTCATGAACTTCTTTAAGAGCTTCAATCTCTTCTTCAGTAGCATCTACTGCCCAAGGATCAGATTCTTCTGATTGAGCTTGTTTAGTAGCAGTGGCATGCATAACTGATTCTGCATCTTTACCATAACGACTGATAAAGTCAGCAGTATTCTTTTTCATACCTTTTACTATCTGTTCTTTTTTCTTCATCTCATCTTTAGACATTTTGTCTTCATAAACTTCTTTATCCTGACCTTTTTCATAGTCAGCTAATTTCTTTTTCTTCTTTTGTTTTTTACCACTAAAGATATCATCATTAGAACCATCTTTAGGTTTATGAGGATAATCAGTTTTTTGGATTACGTGTTTGTCCACGAACGCTTTGTCACCAGGTGACTTTGGATCAGTGTAATCAGATTCTGACATAATTTGTTTTAGAGTCTTCATTGGGTTCCCCTTTTGATCTATTTACTCAGCGTCTAGTTCTTTTTCTTCTTCAGGTGTTAATTCCATTGTTTCGTCTTCCACTTCTGGAACACTATCTTTATTACCACCTTCTTCGGCACCGTCGCCTTGTTCTCCTGTAGGATCTATGCCGCCAAGTTTAGCTGCAACTTTTGCTCGGATATCCTCAACACTCTTGTTGACTTTATCTTTCATCATATCTCCAAACGCGTCGCCAAATTTAGCAGGTTTACCCATACCGGCGAACTTTATCATATTCTCAGTGTCATGTTCAGCCACTTTATTTCTCCGTTATTTATATTTATAAGTTATAATTCCTCGGGTGGAGCTTCATCAGGTTCACCTTCTTCGGGAGGTGGTTCATTACCTCCAGCAGCTTGACCAGCTGGCTCGAGTTCTGGATGAATATCACCCGCTGCTTGCTCATCAGCAATCTCTTGCTCCATGTTTTCTATCTCTTCTTCAGTCATACGGAGAATATTTTTCTTAGCCCATCTCTGTGAGAAGTAACGGCCCATGTAAGGATCAACAGCATTCAATGCATTAATTCTTTCATTCATTATTTCATTCTCTTTTAATTCTGTGAAGTGATTGTCTTCCATGAAGTCGTAACGTACATGATCTTTTATCTCATTCCATTCTTCAAGAGTCATTATTTGTTTAAGTACTAATTGTTTCTCCATTATCTTTTCAAACAATTGAGAGAAACGCATACGAGATCTACCAATAAACTTTTGGAATTTTAATTCATCTCTATTAATCTCAGCACTTCTACCAAGAGAGAAACCTGTTTCAGCTTCTAATCTTGATACAGGAACATTAAGAGCTCTGTATAATTTCTTTTGGAAATATTGTACGTCTTCCATCTCACCAAGGTTCTGTCCACCTTGTAAAGAAGATATCTCTGTACCTCTGCCACCTTCTCTTCTAGGTAACCAGTAATCCTCGAGCATGGTCATAAACTTACGATCATCTCTTACTTCACCTGTTGAGGCATTGTACACTAATCTGTTTTTATGTTTAGCCATCATATCTCTTAGATACTGTTCGGCTTTCATCTTAGGAAGATTACCTACATCAATATAGAATACTCTTCTTTCAGGTGCTCTAGCTATTCTATAGATAACTGTTGCATCTTCTAAGATACGTAATTGGTTTAATGGTTTGATTGCTTTATGCAGATGTGATAATACTATTCTATTATCTTCTGACATCATACCAGATGTTATATTAACAATAGCATCACGTGCTATCTTAACACCTTGCTCACCAGCAGCTGCGGTAGGAGATCCTCCTGGATACCCTGTGAAGCCTTTTTCATTATAGATGAAATATTCATCTTTTGTTTTCTGGATTGTTACAGCACCTGGTCCAGATACTGCTGAAGCGTTACCAATTCTTTTCTTGTTAACTGTTCTAATCTTTTTGATTTTTCTTGGATCTATATAACGTAGTTCTTGTACACCACCTTGCATATCCTTAGGATCTACAACAACGTGATAATACAATCTACCATCTATATACCAATGTCTGAATACTTCATAACCTTTGTTATTAAAGTCTAATAGTTTCAATACCTCATCAAACTGATCATGTAAAACTTCTTTTATCTTTGGTGTTGTGTTAACACTATCTAAATTAAGTGCAACAATCTTATGCTCTTCACCATAGATAATAGTCTCATTGACAATATCGTCAATGGCTAGTTCGCATTCTGGCTGTAAAGCCATGCGTCTATACCTTGTGATTAGTTCTGATTCGGTTCGGGTTGAGCCTTCTAGATCAACGTAGGTTCCATATGCACCGCCTTCAGCAACTGCTATGGAACCTTCGTCATCAATCTTAGGTGCGAAAGAACCTAGGTCCTCTTCTTGCTTTACACCTTTTCTTTTAAACTCAAATCCAAATAATTCTGCCATATCAATTTCACCTTTTCAATACTATATTATGTACCACCGGCATTACCGGTAATGCCATTAACCTCCCAATGATCATATTGGAATGTAACTGTAAACTCTTCTAAAGTATCAGTTGTATTCCAGTCTAAGTCAATAGGGCTTACTTCCGTAGGAAATATCCCATTAAATGTATAGCTTCTCAATGGAAGACCAGTTTTCCCAAAATGGGTCACTGTTGCATTAGCTTTGTAGAGAGCTGGACTAGCACTACCAAAACTTCTCAAGTTTCCTAGATGAGAATTGATATTGTTACTCCACTCTTCCATTGCATTTCTGATGATCATATCTTCATCATTAATGCATGTTACTGTCCACTCAGCAAATGTTCTATCGCCTGCTATTTTAATCTTACGACCAAAATATGGTACTTCAATCAATCCAAGTGTAGAGGCTGGCATTTGCGCAGCCCTACACATAAATGGAAATTTTAAATCCGCAGCAGCATTTACAGGGTTAGTCAATGTCACTTGGAAAAGTGACGGACGTGCGCCTCCAAGAGCTAGTTGGGATTTTATTTCGTTTATATTAAAAGCCATTATTGCTTCTCCTTTTACCTAACTATTTATCTTAGAATTGACCAACAACTTCAGAGAATTCAACTCCTGTACGAACTGCTACAAAGTTTAACTGTATAAAGTTAATAGCTCTTGCAGGTTTAACATAAATGTCTCCTACAAATCTATTGCCATCAATTACTTCTCCAGTATTGTTTGTTTCGTCACATACAACTCTAAAGTCAAATATACCTCTTCTGCCTTGTACATCTCGTAAGAATGGTTCTACCATGTTACGGAATTGTGCTCTAGTGAACTCATCATTGAATTCAAATAGAGTGTACTTAGCTGCAGTCGAAATAGCTTTCTCAAGAACAATGAATAATCTTCTTACGTTGATTCTATCAAATGCACTTGGTTTAGCTAATAAAGTCTTATCTCCGAACAATATTGTTCCTTGACCTGGCTGAGTTATTACAGGGTTAACTTTATTTTTATAAAGTATATCTCTGTCTGCTTTGTCTGGATTGTATGGAAGTTTGATTACATTCTTCATCACACCTCTATTATATCCTGCAGGACTGAACCATGGGTCTCTTATATCATCTGTTCTTACACAAAGACCAGCTGTGTCTCCGTTTAATGGAATGTATCTGTAAACATCATTATACTTATCGTACTGATACTTCCATCCACTATCCATAACACCATATGATGTTGAAGTCAACGAGTCTGCAAAAGTTTTTACAGCATTAGCTTCTCCACCGGTGTTGTTTACTACATCAGCCTTTTCAGGTGAGCAGAATACTACACAGTCTTTTCTTATCTCAGATATATTATCTATTAGATAATTTGGCCATTGTTCACCATTAGTACCACCTCTGGATAAACCAGCTAGTATTAATGATACATCAACATCTTCTGGACTTTTGAATAAGTCAATAGCATTTGATAATTGTCCTATTGCTATCGAAGTTTCATTTGGATTAGTACCTGATGTACCAACCTGGAATGAAGATGTAAATGGTATTACAGAATTAACATGATTGTTTAATAATGCACCTGTGTTTGAATATGTTTGTGCAGCAGTGTTAACATTAGATGTTGCTCTAATGTCTGTTCCACCTACCCATACCCAACTGGATTGGTTATCTATAACATCTTTGTAGTATATTGATTCACCACTTTCGTTCTTAGCATCAGAAGCTCTTGATAGACTTTCAAATACTTCTAGGATTTCTCCTTTACGTCCTGTGATTAAACCATCTTCATCTGCTACAACTATATGTAATTCATCATTAGCAGTATTGTTTGCTACGTTGTTTGACCATTCAGTTTGACCTGGTGTTTTGTCTACATTGTCTCTATATTCCCAGAAACGTGTAACTCCACCTGAATTGATACCATCTCCTACAGTACTGTTTGCACTAAGGTCTGTTGATAGTCTATATTTTTGATCTAATGTAAATGATACGTTAGCAGTAAATGTTGTAGTTCCACCTGCATGACTACCTCCAGCTTGTACAGCACTCTTTGCTACAATCTTAGCTGTTTGATATCCAATAGTACTATTACCTAAACGTACTGTGTCTCCAACTGTAAATACTGTTTGTGCAGTAGTCATAGATAAATTAGCACCAACTCTTATAGCATGTGCTGTCTGACCAGAACTATCTCCTGACTCAGTACCTGTTTGAGTGAATAGTAATGTATTACTACCAACAGACATAGTTGCTACAAAGTTATTATTAGATCCAGCAACATCCATTGAACTGTTTGTTACACCAGTAAATGTGCTTTCAAATGCTAATGGACTATCACATACACTAATTTTTAAACTATTACCTAACTCACCAGGATACTTTGCTATGAAAGCAGCCAGTGTAGCTGTAGATGATAATGTTAAACCATCGTGATGTTCTTGGTTTTTAATTAAATCTGTTTGAGTTGCAACTTCATTGTTTGCAGCTGTTGATTGATTTTGTAATACTGTTGCATTTAATGCATCAGCTGGTATCGCTCTTGCTACAAATAACTTATTACCGTATGATAAAAAGTTTGCAGCAGTAAAAAATGTATTAAAATTGGTTGAATCTGGCTCACCGAAAGTCGCAGCTAACTCTTCCTCAGAAGATATTAATGTACGCTCTTCGGCAGGTCCCCATCTAAACCAACCGGCCATTGCGCCTTCTGTTGTAGATACTGCAGGTATAATGCCTGTCAGATCCACCTCGGAGACGTTTACGCCTGGACTAACTTGAAATCCCATATTTTCTCTCTCCTTATGATCTGGTTGTGATCTCTAAACTTGTTTGAGGGCTTGTATTTATTTATAAAAAAACTAGGCTCACGAAAAAAGATTACCACAAGCCATGTGTATCTGTTTCATCCCATTCTGAATGAGTTAGTAAAGTATCCCCATGTCTGAACTCATCATGTTCTTTATCATTGAATGAACCATCATTTACAAAGCCAAAAGGTAGTACATCTTCTTCTAATGACTTCTGATTTGAGTCATGTAATTGTTTACGAATGTCTATATTAGTTAATTCTTTGAAGTATTCTTGATTAGATAACCATGCAAATAGTACTAAACACATTACCAAGTCATCATTATATCCTTCTTCAGCCTGGAAACTTGTACCTTTTACAGAGAAAGCTGTAAGTTCTTGTAGGATATCAAAGTCATTTATCTCCATTTTATCATTCTCAATGATAGTTTTTAATGTAGCACAACCAACTCTTTTTAATTGTTTAGTAGTTCTTACACCTAATTGTTGAGTTCCTCCACCAAATCCAGCATTAACTATCTGTCCTGCTCTGCCTCTCCACTGTGCAGTCATGATATTTTCGTACTCTAAATCGTGATGTAGTATGTCTGCTACTTGTTGACCTATGTCATTTATCTCTATTAAACAGTATGCATCATTATATTTTCTGGCTGCTTGTAATATAATATTAGGAAATAACATAGGACTTATTACATTATTTCTAAATGTTGCTACTACTTGATACGGTACAACACTACAATCTATTATAACAAATGCAGAATAATCATTACCTACACCTCTTGATACATCTACACATACAGCATAAACATGGTTTGGTTCTGGCTCTTTAAATATTTTTGTGCTCTCAGCTTTATGTAATGGATCATGGAATACTAGTGCTCCTAACTTACTTGGATGTATAAGAGTATTAGATGAGCCCATAAACTCACATTCAAACTCTTGTCTGAACTGATCTTCACTAGTGTTCTCTATTGTTTGCTTCTTCCACTCTTCATCTCTACCAGGAACATCAGACCAATGTACTTCAATAGCTTCATATTCATTTCGTGCTTCAATAGCATCTGTCCATATCTTATAAAATAAATTCATACCTTTAGGAGTAGATGTTATCATAACTCTTGTAGTATTACCAGATGATATTGTAGGATAAGTTGATGCAAAGAAGTCTTCTTGTTGATGTGCTGGTACGAATGCAAACTCATCTAAGTATATTAAGTTAAATGAACCACCACGAACAGAACCTGATGAAGTAGAACCAGCTAATATTTTAGAACCATTCTCAAGTTCTATATTACCTTTATTCCATTCTACTATACCTTGTTGCATCCAAAAAGGTAAATGTTCAAATCCTAATTGTATTCTATGTAATATTTCTCTAGCTGTTGCAGCCTTATTAGCTAACACTGCTACATTGAACGACTCATTGAATAATGCAAAGTGTAATATAAGAGCTGTCATAACAGTTGTTTTACCAGACTGTCTAGGCATCTTACATATAGTAAAACGATTACCTTGTACACTTTTTATTATTTTATCTTGGAAATCAAATGTTGT